AGAAAGGCAAAACAGTATTACATTATACATTAGAGTTGAATGAAGCATATGTTGGATTAAGATATGATTCAGTTATAACAGGTATTGCCAATCAAAATTTGAAACATTATCAAGAAGATATAAAAGAACAATTATCTCAGTTAAAAGGTGAATTAATTATTAAACATTATCCAACAAAGTCTGTATCTGTAATGGGTGTTAGAGCACATGTTGAAAAATGTATAATGCAAGGTAAAAAACCAGATGTGATTATAGTTGATTATGCAGATCTATTGAGAGGACATGGACAAGAAAAGAGACATGAACTTGAAGGTATATATGAAGACTTGAGAGGTATGGCCGGAGAATATGAAATACCAGTTTGGACAGCATCTCAAGCAAATAGATCGGCTCTAGAAGAAGATATTATTGATGCAAGTAAGATATCAGAATCATATGGTAAAGTAATGGTTGCTGATTTTGTATTATCATTATCTAGAAAGGTAGCAGATAAATTGGCAGGTACTGGAAGATGGCATGTTATTAAAAATAGATTTGGACCTGATGGAATTACATTACCATCAAAAATGAATACATCTAATGGACAATTTCATTTATATGCAGAAACGTCAGTAGGTGGGAAGGATACACAAAAGCAAATGGATGGAGGTAATGAGCTTACGAGAAAATTATTAGCACGTAAATACCAAGAAATTTCAAATGAAGGTTTTGAATAAAAAAGTTTAACTTTTTCTGTCAAAAACGAACTGGAATGCGCGCTCAACCTATATTTATATATGAAAATAAGATGAGCGTTATTAATAAAGGTTACAACTTTTTTACGTTTTATCCAAATAATTTAATGAAAAAAAAGGAAACATAATGGACATATCTACAAAAATACTATCAGAGATTACAGTATACATGAAGTACGCAAAGTTCTTACCTAATAAGAATAGGAGAGAAACATGGAGAGAATTAGTTGACAGAAATCGTGCAATGCATCTTAAAACATATCCTGACTTGAAAGATGAAATCATGCAGGCATATAAATTAGTAAAGGATAAGAAAGTACTTCCATCTATGAGGAGTATGCAATTTGCAGGTAAACCAATTGAAATAAGTCCTAATAGAGTTTATAATTGTGCATACCTTCCAATAGATGATTGGAGAGCTTTTTCAGAAACAATGTTTTTATTACTAGGTGGAACAGGTGTAGGTTATTCAGTCCAACAACATCATGTAGAACAATTACCAGAAATAAGAAAACCTAATCCAAAAAGATCACGAAGATATTTAATTGCCGATTCTATTGAAGGATGGGCAGATGCAGTAAAAATATTAATGAAATCATATTTTCAAGGAGGTTCTAAATTACAATTTGATTATACAGACATTAGACCAAAAGGAGCTAGATTAGTTACTTCAGGTGGTAAAGCTCCAGGACCACAACCATTAAAAGAGTGTTTGGTTAAGATTGAAGGATTGTTGAAAGAAAAATCAGATGGTGAAAAATTATCAACATTAGAAGTTCATGATATTGTTTGTCATATTGCTGATGCAGTCTTAGCCGGAGGTATTAGAAGGGCTGCTTTAATTAGTTTATTTAGTGCTCATGATGATGAAATGATTGCTTGTAAATCTGGTAATTGGTGGGAATTGAATCCACAAAGAGGTAGAGCAAATAATTCTGCAGTTCTTATGAGACATAAAATTACCAAAGAGTTCTTTATGAATATTTGGGATAGAGTTGAAAAAAGTGGGGCCGGAGAACCAGGAATATATTTATCAAATGATAAAGATTGGGGTACTAATCCTTGTTGTGAAATTGCCTTAAGACCTTTCCAGTTTTGTAATCTTTGTGAAGTAAATGTTTCAAATATAGAATCACAAGAAGATTTTAATAATAGAGTTAAAGTTGCTTCATTTATAGGAACACTTCAAGCAGGATATACTGCATTCCATTATTTAAGACCAGTATGGCAAAGAACAACTGAAAAGGATGCACTTATTGGTGTATCAATGACAGGTATAGGTTCTGGTACTGTTTTAGGATATGATATGAAATCTGCAGCTAAAATTGTTAGAGAAGAAAATGCAAGAGTTGCAAAACTAATTGGAATAAATAAAACCGCAAGATCAACAACAGTCAAACCAGCTGGAACTACTTCGTTAACATTAGGAACATCATCTGGTATACATGCATGGCATAATGATTATTATATTAGAAGAATACGTGTAGGTAAGAATGAATCAATATATAATTATTTAATGGAACATCATCCAGAACTAGTAGAAGATGAATACTTCAGACCACATGATACAGCTGTAATATCAGTACCACAAAAAGCTCCTGAAGGTGCAATTATGAGAACAGAATCTCCATTCCAATTATTAGAAAGAGTTAAAAAGGTTGCAATGGAATGGATCAAACCAGGACATAGAGCTGGTTCAAACACTCATAATGTATCTGCAACAATTTCATTAAGAGATCATGAATGGGATGCAGCTGGTGAGTGGATGTGGGATAACAAAGAACATTATAATGGTTTATCAGTATTACCATATAACGGAGGAACATATACACAAGCTCCATTTGAAGATATAGATGAAGAAACATATGAACGAATGATGGGATCATTATCAAAAGTAGATTTATCAAACATTGTTGAAGAAGAAGATGAAACAGATCTTAAAGGTGAATTAGCTTGTGCTGGTGGAGCATGTGAGATAGTATAATGGGCTGGATTGAAAAATTATATTACGGATTTCCAATTTAATTGTAAAAAAGCTGCCAAAAGATTTGGTACTTTGAAATATTTTTCTTATCTTTATATATAAATAAAAAGTAAAAAATATGACAAAAGCGCAGTTACAGTCAGAATTATATTCTGCAAGATTAGAGTTAGAACATGTAATTAAACAGTTACAGTTTAGAGTAGATTTCAATGATATTAAAAAGTTAGAAAAAGACCATAGTGATGAAGATCATGATATGCAATTTGCTAAAAAAGCAGGAGCATTAGAAGCATGGAATTCTATGTCTAACAATGATATAAGTATTGCTATAAAAAATCTAACAAAAGTTGTAAAAGATTTGGAAAGTTGCAAATAAGTTATTATATTAAATAAAAATAAAAAAAATGGGTTATAAAAATTCAAAACAATCACAAGCAAAAGTAGAACAAATTTGTCAAGGATTTGACTGGAATCGAGTAAGTTGGAGAGATAAAGAATATCTTACTTCAATGGTAAATGATACAATATATGCAAAATCATATAAAGATACAGGTATGTCATTTGACCAATCATATCCAAAGGCAGATGATTTTGTATTGTTTAATAACAAAGATTCAGCTGATCAATATGCTTCTGAGTTTTATCATTCGAGTATGATGTCATCACATTTATTATATAATCATCCTCGAGGAAGAAAGTATTGGTTAGTTTGGAGTTATTCAGGAAAAGCTTAGGATTTATGAAAAGTTTTTCTTATATTAAATTAATAAAGGAGATAGAAGATGGGAAAGTATCAATCAACTAAAGTATTCGATAATTATTCAGTAGCATTAAGACAATGGAAAGCAGCTCATTCTCATTGTGAATTATTACATGGATATGCTTTAAAATTTAAAGTATGGTTTGAATCTGTAGAGCCAATGGAAGGTGATCAATTAGATGAAATGAATTGGATTATGGATTATGGAGGATTTAAATCTCAAGACGCAGAACCAACCCCAGGAAATGGATTAAAGGATTGGATGAATAGTATGTGGGACCATACATTATTAATTGAGAAAGATGATCCTTATTTAGATTTCTTCCAAGGTGCAGCAATGGAAGGAATAGCTAAACTAGTAGTAATGGATAAAATGGGAGCTGAATCATGTGCCAAATTAGTATATGATAAGTTTAATGATGTAATGTCCAAGACTGGTGGTGGTAGAGTAAAAGTAGTTAAAGTAGAATGTTGGGAAGCCGACCGTAATTCATCGATATATAGTGAATAAAAGAATAGAAGATTATAATAAAGTTTTACCTATATTAGAGGTATATAGATGTGTCCAATCCGAAGGAAGTAGGTTTGGTCGTCCTACAATTGCTGTTAGAACAACAGGTTGTACTCATAGATGTTTCTTTGGAGAAGGTGGTTGGTGTGATAGTTGGTATACTAGTATTCATCCAGAAAAAGGTACATTTTGTTTTAATGATATAGTCAAAATATATGACGAAAATCCACAAATAAAAGAAATGATGTTAACAGGTGGATCACCAACAATGCATCCAGCATTAATTAATGAAATAACTCATTTTGCTCATGAGAGACAAATAATAGTTACTATAGAAACAGAAGGTAGTCATTTTGTTAATACTGATTATCCAATAGACTTATTATCTATTAGTCCTAAGTTTTCAAATAGTATTCCTAAATTAGGAGAAAAAACACCAGCCGGAAAAATAGTAGATGAACGAATGATAAAAGTTCATAATAGATTAAGAAAAAATACAGAAGCAATAAAAATGATGATGAGATTTCATGATGATTATCATTATAAGCCAGTATGGGATGGAACAGAAGAAAATTTAAAAGAAATTGAGGAATTAAGAGTTGAATTAAATATTCCAAAAGGAAAGACATATGTAATGCCAGCCGGAGATACTAGAGAACAATTAATTAAAATGTATCCAATAGTATTTGAAATGGTAGCAGAGCATGGTTATAATATGACAGGAAGAGATCATATCATAGCATATAATACACAACGAATGGTATAAAAAAGGAGAAATTATGAAAATGAAACCTATAGGAGATCAATTATTGTTAAAGCCAATAAAAGAAGAAACAAAATCAGAACATGGATTAATATTATCTGCTAATTCATCTACATATGGAAAAGCTGAAGTAATAGCTACAGGTGTAGGTGTTCGTACAATGACTGGAGATTTAATTGAAATGTCATGTAAAAAAGGAGATACAGTATTATTACCAGTAAGATTTTTATCAGGCAAAAATGGTAATGAAGTTACATTAGATGGAAATAAGTATGTATTAGTTAGAGAATCAGAAATAGCAATGAAATCAATATGAAAGAAAAATTAAATATAGAACTAGTAAAGTCAGGTTATGCAAACGGAGCAGCAGACGGCCGACCTTTAACAGAAGAAGAAAAACAAGCAATGATAACAGATGCAGCTCATGCATTTGGAATGTTTTTGGATGCATTGAAAGTAGATTGGCGAGATGATCCAAATTCAAATAAAACTCCATATCGAGTAGCTAAAGCATATGTGAGAGACTTATGGGCAGGTAGATATGAAGCTCCTCCTGCAATAACAACATTTCCTAGTGATGGATATGATGGTATTGTATTTGAAGGAGGTATTCCATTGACAAGCATGTGTTCACATCATCATCAAACTATTATGGGAGTTGTACATGTTGCGTATATTCCAGGTAAAGATAGTCATGTGATTGGATTATCTAAATTGAATAGATTAGTAGAACATTTTGGTAGAAGAGGTGCAATTCAAGAACAATTGACAGTTGCAATTCATCATGCGGTAAATTCAATTATTGAAGATAATAATGGTGTAGCAGTTATGATTGATGCAACTCATAATTGTGTACAATGTAGAGGAGTTAAACATGGTGGTGCAAGTATGAAGACAAGTAAATTAACTGGTGCGTTCAAAGATGATCCTGCTACAAGAAATGAATATTATGAATTTATAAAAGGTTATAATTAATGGAGATATTAATACCAGAATTTAAGATAGAAAGACGTGTAAGAGCGATGGCTCATAAAATATCAGAAGAACATAAAGCTTCTGGTAATTTGTTACCACCTGTAATGATTTGTGTATTAAATGGTGGTTATGCATTTTTTGCAGATCTTATGAAAGATATGGGTATTGATGTACAAATGGATTTTATTAGACCTAAGTCATATAAAGGTAAAGATAATTCAGAAGGAGTTAAATTTACAAAAGAATTAGAAATACATTGCAAAGGTAAAAGAGTTTATATTATTGATGATATAGTTGATACAGGTAACACAATGTTTGAAATACTATTAAGAGTTAATGATATGATGCCAACCGATGTTAAAATTGTTACATTACTTAAACGTAAAGAAAATAGTCCACCAGTAGATCATTTTTGTTTTGAAATAGATAAAGAATGGGTGGTAGGTTATGGATTAGATGATAATTCATTGAAAAGAAATTATAGAAACATTTATAAAATAAATTAGTATGCATATAGGAAAAGAATGGTTATGGATGGATACATTAGCCAAAGGCAAAAAAAAATCTAAAACTAAACAACAATTACCTGATGCAAGAAACCACCAAATAATTAGTTTTATCAAATCAGGAATTAGAATAATAGGATATGCTTTACTACCATTTAATTTGGTAGTCTCAGTAATTTTCCTTATATTAAGTGAAATAGTAGGAATAATAGAAGAATTAGTTTAATGTATCAAGCAGTAGCATATCAACGACGTACAAATACAGTACATATATGGGATGATATTAAAGGTCATCTTAAAATAAAATATAAGCCATATGCATATGCAAAGAATCCTTCTGGTGCATTAACAACATTAGATGGAACTCGTGTAGATAAAGTATGGAACCCAGATTCCGAAGCTCCTGGATTATATGAATCAGATCTTAACCCTGAGATCAGGACATTAATAGATCAGTATACAGATTCAGATGAAATATCTACAGGTCATAGAACATTGTTTATTGATATTGAAGTTGATATTGAAAATGGATTTCCAACTCCAGAAGAAGCTCAAAATGAAATAACTTCTATTGCAATTTATGATGAAGCAGGTGATCAAAGATATGTATGGATATTAGATAAAGAAGGAGTGGTGCCATCTCGTAAAGAAGGTAATTTTGAGACAATATCTTGTCCAGATGAAGCTTCATTATTATCTAAATTTCTAATAACATATTACGAGATAATGCCTACTTTAATTACAGGTTGGAATATTGACTTTTTTGATATTCCATATCTTTATAATAGAATATGTCATGTATTAGGAGAAAAACAAGCAAGAACATTATCTCCTATTAAAGATGTTATTTGGTTAAAGCATAGAAATAGATATAGAATATCTGGAGTATCATGCTTAGATTATATGGCATTATATAAAAACTTTACTTATAATGAAGAGTCAAGTTATTCGTTAGAAGCTATCTCTCAAAAAGAATTGGGTAAAGGTAAAATGAAGTATGAAGGTACTTTGGATGATTTATTAAAAAATGACATTCAAGGTTATATCGATTACAATATGAATGATGTTGACTTGGTTTGGGAGATAGATCAAAAAATGAAGTTAATGGATTTAGCTCGTGGTATATGTCACAAAGGCCATGTTCCATATGAAGACTTTTTATTTCCGACTAGATATTTAGATGGTGCGGCATTAACATATATGAAACGATTAGGAATTGTAGCACCTAACAAACCTAGACATGATGAGATAAAACAAGTAGATCTATTAGGAGCATTCGTAAAGGCACCAAATCCAGGTAGATATAAATGGGTATATGACCTTGATTTAACATCTCTATATCCTAGTATCATCATGACACTTAACGTTTCACCAGAAACTAAAATAGGAAAGGTTGAAGATTTTGATGGACATAAATATATTAAAAATGTTCCAATGGAATATTCAATGGGTGATGATGGTTGGGAATCACCAGAAAAATTAAGATCTTATTTAACAGAAAATAAATATTCTATTGCTGCTAACGGCGTTGTATATGATACAAATCAAAAAGGTTTTATATCATCTATACTTGAAAAATGGTTTGCTGAAAGAGTTGAATATAAAAACTTAAGAAAAAAGTATGAAAAGGAAGGTGATCCTGCAAAAGCTGAATACTTTGATAGATTACAATTAGTAACTAAAATTCTTCTTAATTCATTTTACGGAGTATTAGGTAATCCAACATTTAGATTTAATGATCCTGATAATGCAGTAGCCATTACAAGTACAGGCCAACAATTGATTAAATTTACAGCAAACATTGGAAATAAATTTTATACAAGAGAATTAAATAAGAAAGAAGATTATTGTATATATACAGATACAGATTCAACATTCTTTTCATCATTACCAATTATAAAACATAGGTATCCAAAGTTTGATATTACAGATGAAAAATGGATGGCAGATAAAACAATTGAAATTGCAGATGAAGTACAGGATTTTATAAATAGATCGTATGATATATATGCTGATAAGTTTCATAATGTAAATACTCATAAGTTTGATATTAAGCAAGAAAATGTTGCAAAAGCTGGTTTATGGATTGCAAAGAAAAGATATGCTCAATGGATTATTAATATAGAAGGACATACAGTATCTAAACTAGATGTCAAAGGATTAGATGTTGTAAGGTCTTCCTTCCCACCAGCCTTTAGAAAATTTATGGCTGAGGTACTAGAAGATATATTAAATGATATTTCAAAAGAAGAATTAGATGAAAAGATTCTAAACTTTAAAGAGTACATGAAAACATTACCGTTAATTGATGTCATGTTTCCAATTGGTGTTAAAAATGTAAAGAAGTGGCAACGTAAAGGTGATGGAATATTTGCAGTAAGAATGAAAGGAACGCCAGTACATGTTAAGTCAGCATTGAATTATAATGATATGTTAAAACATCATAATGTAAAAAATGTTCGAGAAATCATTAATGGCGAAAAAATAAAATGGACATATCTCAAGGCCAATAATATGGGCTTAGATACAATAGCAATGAAAGGATTTGAAGATCCACCTCCAATAGAAAAATTTGTGCAAGACAATATAAACTATAATAAAGTATTTACGTCTGCATTTGCTAACAAATTAAATGATTTCTATGGAGCAATGAATTGGGGTAAAATCCCAGAGAATAATAATTTAGGTAAATTTTTTGCATTCGGCTAATAATAAATAGGAGATAAGATATGGAAACATTATTAACAGTGCTAATTACATTAATGGTTGTGGCTTTACTAGGTGCAGGTATTAATTTGGTTAGGTTGAACCGAAGAGCTGATGAGCTTGATACATTAAAATTAGAAATGATTGATCTTCATGATAATCTTAATAGATTAATTGAAGATGTCGATAGAAACTTAAGTCGACAAATAGACGATTTGCAAAAAGATACTTTAGACCGAATTGAAAAATGGGTAGCATCAACAGATAGAAGATTTGATAAGACTTATAATGATATTCGACTTACAGTAGGCAGATTAAAAACATTAGATGAAACAATTAATCCAAACCAGGATTTTTTGAAAAATAAGTAATAAATGATTTGGTTGTTTGCAAAAAATTTACTATATTAAATTAAAATAAAAAAGTTATGTACGGAAAAAGTTATTGGTATGGAAAAGAAGTAGAAGGTAGATTATCTGATATAGAAACAGTATTTGTTAGAGGACAAGTACCTAAAAACTATAAAGATTATCCACATATCTATTTTACAATTGAATATATTGAAATGGCATGTGTTCATGGTAATTGGGATGAAATACATAGAATCCTAGAAACTAAACAATATGTTACAATAGAAGCTAATGAAAAGACAATGGAGAAAATTCCAATGTCTATTTTCAATAGAGCACATGTTATATATAGAATACCAGATATACATGTCGCAAAATTAAAAAAGACAGATACATTATCTATAGATGCTGGTTGGTATAGAGTACACCAGATAATGAAATGTAACTTAATGGAAATTAATCCAGATGATTATAAATTTGATAGAATAAAGGAATAAAAATATGAAAAGAAATCTATTTTACTTTGGCCTAGAGCCATTAAAAGCAAGGTATACATATCAATTATGTAAAGAATGGATGCCGGCTACATTTGAACGGTATGATGAAAAATTAAATTTTATTGATGTAGAAGGAGACTTTGATCCTGATTGTGAGATTAAAGTTGGTGCAGTATTAGATGCAATTGGTAGAGGAAAATATAGTTTATCTCAATGCCAAAACTTCTTACAAATGCTGTATGATGACAAAGTCCAAGACGGTGATATAATATTCTTGCAAGACTATTGGACACCAGGAGTCGAAGCCATTTGGTATGCATTAGACCTGTATGGATATAAGAATGTAAAGGTATATACTATGTGTCATGCTCAATCAGTTGATGAATATGATTTTACATATCCTATGAGAAATTGGATGAGACCATATGAATTAGGTTTAGATAAAAGATTAACTGGTATATTTGTAGGAAGTTCTATACATAAAGAACAATTAAGAGCAGCTGGATTTGAAGCTCCAATACATGTTGTATCATTACCAATTCATAAACAAGCAACATTAGAAAAACTTCCAGCTGGTGAATATAAAAAGAAAAATACAATTGTATATTCATCTAGATTAGATAAGGAAAAGAATCCTTTCTTTATGATGAAAGTTGCAGAAGCATTCTTAAAAAATCATCCAGATTATGAATGGCATGTAACTACATCAGGTAAAAAATTCAAATCAATGTTACCAGGTGTAATTGATGCATTAGAAAAACTAGCTGAAGAACAACCAAGATTTAAATTAATGACTGGATTAACAAAAGAAGAATATTATACAGAATTAGCAACTTGTAAAATTCAATTTAATTCTGCATTACAAGATTATGTATCATGGACTGTTATTGAATCAACTACTTTTGGAGCTGATGTAGTATTTCCATACTTTAGAAGCTTCCCAGAATTTATAGATGCAGATAGAATGTATAAGCCATTTGATGTAAAAGATGCATTAGAAACAATTGAAGATGCATTAGAAACACCTAAAGTACATTCACATATAGTTGATACATCAGATCTAGGAAGACAGATGGAAGGATATATTATTGCTAATGATTATGAGAATGAATTATGTGTATGGCATGAAAAAGAATTATGTGAATCTTTATTACAACAAGATGTAGATGCAAAGATTTTAGAACAGTATGAACAAGCTTGGGGAGAAGAAAACTAATATGAAAGATTTAATTTATTATCCGTCATTGTCTGCAGGAGGTTGTGCAGGAGACTTTAAAAAGAATAAAGAAGTTAAACCAGGATTATCATGTAGATTTTATGATAAAGATTTTCCTGAAAGATGGAGACATCCTTATTTTCTAATTACAGCAGGTCATCATTATAAATGGGCAGATGCAAGACAAAGATATGGATTAGAAGACGATGTACTAGTATTAGGTGATTCAGGAGGATTCCAATTAGCTACAGGAGCAATTAAATGGGATCCATCATTTAAGAAAACTATATTTGATTGGTTAGAAGCAAATTGTGATTTAGGAGTTAACTTAGATATTCCACCAAGAGCAAAATATGATGGTAAGTTCCATGAATGTATGGATATTAGTTATGATAACTTTAAATATTTTGCAGATAATCAATCTGGTAAATGTAAGTTCTTAAATGTTATTCAAGGTAACAATGTTGAAGAATATGAAGCATGGTATCAAAAAATGAAAGACTTTGAATTTAATGGTTGGTGTATTGGAGGTGCTCAAAAAAGAGTAACCATGTTTATGTCTGCATTAGTTCCTATGATAAAGAATAGAGAATTTGAAAAAGCAAGAAATCAATTTATACATGTATTAGGTATATCAAAAATTTCAGATTTCTTTATGTTAAGCTTCTTTCAAAAGATGGTAAACAAGTATCATGGAGGTAGAATACAAATATCAACAGATTCAAGTTCTCCTGGGTTATATCCAGTATATGGAACTTATTTGCATTCACCTCAATTAAGTAAAATGACCTTTACTGATTTATATTTTCCAAAAGGAGAAAATCTTCCTTATAACGCAGATGATTTAGTTCCTAATCCATTAGGACATCCAGTATCTGAAGGAATGACATTTGGCGAAGTATCAAATTATAAAGGTGATGTAACAATGAAAATGACATTGAATAATTTATTTGTATTTAACGAAACTGTTAAGCAAGTAGAAGAAATAGTAAAATGTCATAACGAGCTATTACAAACAGTAGTTCCAAGAGACTTCTATGCAATACTAATGAGTATGGAAGAAATGTTCCAAGATCCGGATAAAGCTATTCATATCTATAATAAGAATAGACAATTATATGATAGGTTTGGAGGTAGTACAAGAGATTTAGTAAACAATGAAGTATTTAATCAATTTTTCGAATAAAAAAAGGTAAACAATGGAAAAGAAACAATTAACAGGTTTTATTGATAAGTATCATCTAGCAGGAAATGCAAATTCAGTTAGATTGGATATCAAAGATAAAACATTAAGCTGTAATTTTATTACAGATGATCAAAACGTAGTAGGATCTGTATCAATGAATAATTTTGATGTAGATGATGTAACATTAGGAGTATATGCAACTTCTCAGCTAACCAAGTTGTTAACTGCATTAGACAATGATGTTACTATGAGAATTAATAATGCAGATGGTACAGCATTTTCAATTAACTTATCAGATAAAACAACTGATGTAACATTTATGTTAGCAGACTTATCAGTTATTAGACAAGTTCCGGCAATGAAACAATTACCTGACTTTAATGTTAAGATTAAATTAACAAAAGACTTTGCAGATAAATTTGTTAAGTCCAAAAATGCATTGCCTGA